GCCGCCACCGAACCCCGCAGGCGCTGCGGCTTTCAGCACTTGCTCGCCTTGCTGCGGAGCCGGAATGTTCAACTTTTCGTGCGCCCACGAAACAGGGATTTGCATGCCGACGTTCACCAGATTCGGCAGCGCCTGCGCAAACACGCCCAAATCCTCCACCCGTTTTACGTCAAACACGAACACGGGCGACCGGTTCGGATTCGCGCCCGCCACATTTAACGCCCGCAAGGGCCAAATCAGGTCTCGCGTTATCGTCGCCGCGACCTGCCGTGCATCGGACACCAACAAATCGTGCCTGACCTCGTTATGCACCTCACCCAGCGCATTCGTACTCGTCTTGCCGTCTGCCTGGCTCGTCAACGTCCCCCCTAAAATCACTTTGGATTGCGTGCGCTCGCACCAATCAAGCATCGCCGCAAACGGGTCGTGTGTCCCTTGCGCCGCGCTCTGAAACTCTATCAGCATGCCCTCGGGAATAATCCCCGCCGCGTTGTGACCGATTTCCGCCACCGCCCGCAGGAGCGTCGCCTTCTCATGCTCGGTCGCACCCGCCGGATATTTTCCCATCCGTAACGGCAGCCCGTAGATTTCCAGAAACTCGGCCAAATCCCGAACCGAATAGTTTTTGAAGAGATACGGCCAGGCGAGCGTCCGATGCAGCCCTGCGCGTGTTAAATAGCCCGACCGCGCCTTGTGCCGGTGTACCACCCAGCCAAACGGCCAGAGATCTTGCCCGTCGGCGCTGCCGTCGCGCAAGCGTAGCGCGTTGCCATCGAACATCCGCGTCTGAAACCAGCGCTGCGGGCGGTGGGTCAACGATGCGGGCAGCCAGACGCTGCCCGCCCTGTCCCAACAAATTTCCAGCGCAGCGAACCCATGGCCCAGCGCGTCCATGAGGTCAAGCAACACGTCCTCAAAGTCCGGCAAGGCTTCAAACCATTCACGCAATCGCGCGGTCTCGGATTTTTCGCGCGCGTCCGCGTTCGCCGGTTCCACGATTTCCCAATCCAGCGTCAATATCGCCCGCTTGCGTTTGGACATCTCGGCGTAGACGTGACCATCCTTTTCTTCCATGTCGGCAAACAAATCGGCCTGCGCCACCAGATTGCCTTGCTCGGCCTCCTCCAATATCCGGTGCAGCCGCTGCGGCGTCAATCCGCGCGAGGGGTGTTCCGCCCACTCACGACGAACAAACCCAATCCGCGAAGTCTGCGGTGCCCCTAAAACATCGCGGGTAATAGGTCTGCCGTGTTGGTCAAGTAGCTGTGCCATGTCGTTTTTTCCTTCGTTTCCCTACCACGCGCCGCCGCCCGTCGCGCCTGCGTAAACATCGTCTTCATTGTCACGACCACGAATGTCACGCTCGCGCGCACGCTTCGGCACCGCCGTGTAATCAATCGCGCCTATCCCGGTCGTCGCCGCCACCCACAACATGTGCAAACAATCCGGCCCGTCGTCGTGGTCGGCCATCGGCCAGTGCGCGAGTTGGCTGATTAGCGTGCGCTGGCCCGGGTGCAGCCGTATCAGCCCGTTGGCCACGTGCGGCTGTATCGCTTCAATCCGCAAATCTTTATCGGCGTGCGGCCGCACCGCCCGCGCAGGCACCGGACACCCTAACGCCGCTGCGCGCTTGACCAGCTCGGTGCGTAAAAATTCCTGAAACTGCACCGATTCAATGGCCCACAACACGCAGCGCCACGTCCGCTGCATCGCAATAATGTCGCTGATGATTTTGTCGGGAACCCGTTTGGCAATGCGCGCGTCAACAACATCAAGCACGCCCGTGGTGCGTTGATAGCCACCGACCAACAACGCCGACGGGTCGCGGCGGCTCCCCGCCTTGCCAAGACTCGGGTCGCACGCGCCATAAAAAATCCATTCATCAATCCGGTTCACCCAGAACTGGATGACGCCCGAGAACGGCGCGTTATCCCCCGCCACCGGGTCATTCTGCAATTCGCTGTCAAACGCCGCGTGGCCGTCCCTTGCTCGTATCAGCATCAGGTCGTAGACCGGGCGCACGTCAGGCCACGAGACTTCTGCGCCGGTTTGCATGGCCGAATCGTTGGCCGCATAAAACAGCCGTGCCGCGTCCGGCCCGTCATTCCTAAAAATCTCTTCCCATTCGTCCCACAAATCCATCCGGTGCGGCCAGTGCAAAATGGCCTGAAACTTTCTGGCATGCCAAAACGGATTCTTTAAAAGTCTGGATAACACCGAGTCGTAGTGCAACACCGTCCCGATGATGATGACGTCAAGCTTTGCACCGGGGCCTGCCAGCTTCATGACACTCTTTAATAACCAGGACTGGAGCTTGTCGCGCTGTTCGGGAGAGCGCACGTTTTCGTCATTTTCAAGGTCGTCACCAATCACCAGGTCAGGACGGTGCGGCCCAAATCTCCTGCCCCGGATTCGCTTGCCTGCACCAAAGACTTCTATCATCCGGGCGTTGGATGTAATGATTTTGCCAACCTGCCACGTCCGGCCCTGACCCGTGCAATAACCAAAATCCATCCGCAATCTAGGGTTGCTTTCCAGTTCGGCTTTAATCGCCTCCAGCATCACCGCCGCCTGCTCAAACGCATCCATCACAATGACCGCATAGTGCTTTCTCTCTGTCACCACGCACCACAGCACAAAGATTTGCGAGACCAAGGTCGATTTGGCCTCGCCACGCGGCGCGGCAATCACTTCAGATTGCGATTCGGGCGCGCCAACCACCTGCGGCAAGCGCTCGTATAAATAATCGTGTAGCCCGCTGTTGGGCCGATTGACGTAATGCGGAAAGTACGTGCGCGCAAAAAATTGGTAATCGTTTAACGCCCGCGACCGTCTGGATTCGGACGCGCCCGCGTTGACATCAAAGCCGTCTACCTCGGCCTCAATCAATGCCCGCATCTCGACCGCTATCGCGGCAAGCTCGGCCATAAAGGCTTTACGGTTCGCCACCTTCGATTGAACAGCACGCCGCGCCAACATGGCTATGCCCCGTAGGTCGCTATCAACACTTCGCCAAACGATTCCAACGTTTCCGCAAACGCCGCCCGGTGCTGCGGAAACTTTTCATTGATGAACGCCGAAAGCATCTGCAAGACCTGCATCGCCGTCGCCAACTCCGATGTCTCCGGCAGGATGCGCTTGGATGCACTGACCGTCTTGTTGTACGCATCGGCCAGGCTCGCGAGCATCTGCACTTTTAGCGCCGCCGCCATGTCAGTGTCAGCCGTAATGTCGGCCATCGTCGCCTGATACTGCGTGACCAGTCCGGCCAATACCTGACGCGCCACCAACTCGATGCCGCCATCACTTATCAACTGCGCGGCGCGGGCCTTGTCCCAATCGTCGCCCGCGTTTAACGCCAGCCCTTTCCACCGCGCCGCCGTCGGGTACGAGACGCCCACTTTCGCCGCCGCCACCTCCAGCGACAAGCGCTCAAATACATACGCCCGCTTTAACGCCTCGCGCATCGACTTGGGGTGTGCCATGGCCTGCTGCCCCTAAAAACCCAGCTTGGCCTTGGCAAACGCAATCCCCGCCGCCACCACCCCGCCCGTCACACCGCCGCTGATTGCACCCCCCATCGCCCCGTACTTCGCCGCCGTCACCGGCATGCCGTCAAGCTTCTCATGGATAACATCGATGCGACGCAACAGGCGCAACGCCTCCACGCTGTCAAGCGCACGGTCGGTCGCAGCCATCTTGGGGTTGTAGGTGTCCATGTTGTTTCAAATCCTGCGGTTGGAATTAACGGGGGCTTGGTTTGGTACTTAGTTGCGTATGCAGTTGTTCAGCCAGCCGGTCGAGCTTCGCCTCAATGCGACGGATGATCTCCTGCACCTCGGCACGGCGGCTGTAGTCGCTGGCTTCCCGCGCCAAGGTTTCACGCAAGCCGGACAACTCACGCGCCAAGGCTTCGACCCGCTCGCGGTTGGCCGCAAGCTCGGCGTTCAGGCGCTTTAACCACACGCCACCAAACGTCGAAATCAGCGCCATCAACACCCCAAAGACCTGCGCGCCAGAAATCTCCAACGTCATCACCGTCTCTCCGCGTAAAGATTCAGGATGGCGTTCAGTTGCGCTATCGCGTCCCGGCAGATTTGCGCATTCGCATGGTGCACCGCCAGCACGTCGGCCTGATTTACTGAACTTCGGGCAAGGTCTCTCCCGGCGATTCGGTCGGCTCCAGCAACGGCACGAACTCCAGCGGACGTTGCCGCAACTCCGCTGGCAGAATGAAGGGCCTCGGGCAGTCGCAAACCGAGACCGGCGTTGTAGTCGCGCACCCAGCCAAGGGTAAAAGGGCGCTCAGGCAAAGACTGAGGCGCTTCGCCCGGCCTTTCAATGTAAACAGTCGAGACATGATTCACCCGCCTTTGCAGTTGTGTCGTCAGTTTGGCAATCTCGCCACGCTGCGCCTGAAGTTTTACGCTCGCCGCATCGCCCCGTGCGACCTCGGCCTGCAACGCTTCAGCGTGACGACGCGCGTTTTCTGCCTGCGCCCGCGCGACGCTTTGCTGATAATCCGCCAGCGCCGCCTCACCTCTCGCTGCCGCATACCGATAGCCGTGCACGTACGCCAGAAACGCCAGCAACAACGCCGCCAGCAGCCCCGACAGCACACCAGTCAAGGTAGAAGGTAACCCCAAGCGCGCGAGCCACTTAACCATCGTCATGCCCGCGCAAACACGGCTGGTCGATATAACGCAACACCGCTATCGCCACCCCCGCCAACATCGAGACCCACGCAAACACCGACGGCGACAGCACGCCCGCAAAGAGCGGCAGGTGCTCAACCGCCGCTGCCAGCACCGCCAGAGACAGGGATACAACAACCGTGTACGAACGATGCAGGCGTTGCCAGTTTCTGGTCAGACGGATGCGCGCGCGCCTCATGATGTCCACCGCCCCGTTAAAAACAGTTCCCGCTCGGCACGCCTGCGCCGCACCAGACCTTGCAACACTTTGCCGCCCGCATACACCCACTTCGGGAATTCGTCCGCAGCCCCGGCAGTGTCTTTGGCACGCAGTTTTTTAAGCAAGGTCGAGGGTTGACCGTTCGCCAGCCGCACCAATCCCGCCTTACGATTGACCACACCCGGCCCGACGTTAAAGACAAACGACACCAACGCATCAAACTGGCCTTGCGTCAGCGCCACGCCCGCACACGCCGTGCGCACGACACGCTCGGCTGCCACCACGTCCTGCGCAAGCAAGGCATCGGCCTCGGGCCGGGTTATCGTCTGCCCTTGCGTGACGCCCCGCCCCGTATGCCCGAACCCTATCGTCCACACGCGCGCTGCCGCGTCCCAATAGGAAGTCAGGCGTAGACCCTCAAAACTCTCGATTAACGACAGGCAGGCGTTCGATGCAAGCTGTTCCATGACAACGTTTCCAGAGAATCAATCTGGCAACCATCATCGCGCCGTAAAACCGCCATGTCCTGCTGAAGCACTTCAGTAAGTTCAAGTGCTTTTTAGACTTGTTATCTAGTCGCACAGCCGCTGCTGGCGCGGGTCTGCGGGTTTATCGGCCAGCGCATCCACCGTGCGATCCGCCATCTTCAATATCGACCACACGTGCCTGTCCGAATACCCAAAACGCACCGCCAGCCCCGCCACCGCCTGCACCGACGATTGGCCGTTGGCCGTGGCCACATCAAAATCACGCCGAATCTGCCGATACGCGATTTCCGTTAACGCCGCCTCGCACCTCGGCACATAAAACACCTCGCCACCAAAGGTGGCTACCAGTTTTTCCGCCGCACGTACCCCCACCCGCTCGGCCAGATACTCAAAACACGCCTCCCCGGCGCGCGTGCGACATACCGGTATCCACAACGTCGTCCCGCCCACCGCACGAACCAAATCACACGCATCATGCAGTCCCAACACCGCCACCAACGCCTTGACCGACGCAGGCAACAAGGTCTCGACTTCCGTCAAATCCGCAGGCGCAAGGTCGGTCACAAGCGACGTGTTCATCATGACACCCGCTTACGCATACGCCCGGCCATGCCGGTTCGCATCCATGGTCAAGGCAACGACCAGCTTTTGCAACTGCATCGCCCCACACGCCCCTAAATCTTCTGCCCCCGTCATCCGGCGGACCATCGATTTCAAATACGCCCGGTCGCGGCCCGCCGCTTCCAACAACGCATCTATCTTGGTAAACAACGGCGCACGCTCGCCCAAGTTTTCCCGCCGGATTCTCGCCGTCGATTTCACACCCATCCGCGCAAAATAATCCAGCACACGACGACGCTCAACCTGATTCAATTCGCCCGCACTGTCTTTGCCCGTCACCGACGCCAGCATCGCCCGGTACTCATCCTCCGTCATCGCCGCTTGCGTCTTCAAAACGTGTATCGCCGACAGTTCCTTGCGGCGACGCACTTCTGCATCCACCGCCCAGGCGTTTTGTCGAGTTGCCATCTCCGCTCCCCCTCACACCGCCGCCAAGTCCAGCGCCACCGGGCGGTATTCATCGCTCTCCGCCACCCGCTCATAGACCCGGATATACGGTTTGCTCCCCAGCACCCGCACGCTATCCCCAATCGCCGCCATCGCCCGCTGCCATTTGGCGTCTGTTATCGCCAGACGCCGCAACCCCAAAACTCTGCCCGTGTTGATTTGCCCCTCCTGATCCACCCGGAACGCATCATTGACCAACACTTTTATCTCGTCCCGACTATCCTGCGACCAACTGGTAATGCACTCGTCAATGAGCGCCTTGGCCGCTTGCAACCGCTCATCAAACACCAGCCTTTCCTGCACCTGCCGCACGACCTTGAACCGACCGTCAAACGACATCAGCGTCAGGTTTCCCTTCTTGCCGCCCTGCTTGACGCCGTACTCCTCCAGGCTCGTCGCCACAAACGCCTCCATGTCGCCAAACGCCTGGCCTTTAAATGCCGCCAGTTCGCCACTCAAACGCTTGGCACCGGCCACGATGGATTCCACCGTCTGGTCGCGCAGCCGGTCTATTGGCTTGACCAGATTCTCCGGTATCAGGCTCCCATCGGCCCGCAGGCAGTAGCCCGCAGGGATTGATTGGGGTGTTGTCATGATGAGTTCTCCAAAAATAAAGCGTTAAACATTCGCTGGCACGCAGTCCGGCCATTGCAGCCGCACACCACTTAAACAAGCCGTGCGCAGGTTCCTTGCCGCGTGCCGCGTCGTCGCATCGACCAGCGTCAACAACACCCGTTGACGCCTCGCCGACACGTCGCGTAACGCAATCACCGGCGCACCGCCGTCAAACGGATTCGGTGTTTCACCTTCAACCAAAAAACCCAGCCCGCGCAAGCGCCGCGACACCGCGTTCAAACTTCGCAATCGCGAGCGCGTCTCGCCATCAAGCACCCGTACCACCGTAGCGCGCGTCACGCCATCGTTGGCCGCTTCTATCGTCGTCATCTCTCGCTCCTTCGTCTCAATAAAAATCCCGAATCACTCCGGGTAGTGCGCTTGCAGCGTCGGGCAACGTTTGCTTAAACGAGCAATCCACTTGAGTTCAAATCCGAGTTCCTCTGCCCGAACATGCAGAGAATGCGGATGCCGCCATTCCGGGTTAGCATCGTGCGCTTGTACCGCTTGCTCAAAATTTGCAAGCCGTTCCTTGAACTTGGTCAATAAAAATTCCAGATTCATGCACTACCCCCAGGATAAAAAATGACAACCATCAGAAAAACAAAAATGGCAATACACATCGAAAAGCTCGAACGGAACTACCGGGAGCTTCGACAAATACTGAACGGCGATGAGCCAAACCCGAACATCTGGGACCAGTACAGCCTTAACCCCGATGACTACAAAAGGGATTTCACGGAAATCAACCTGACCGAACTGAACTACGCTGTAGGTAGCCTCAAATCTGCTTTGGCAGAACTGGCAAAACTCAAAACCCACAGAGAACCGCGACGCGCATCGAACAAATAATGCTGGTATCCGCATAGCCATCTCACTCTCCCTTCACCGCCACAGGCCGCTGCGCACACCCCTGACACGCCCGCCAATGCTTCAATTCACGGGGACTGTTTAACGGCGGCGTCGCCCGCAGCGCCACCCGCCTACACTGCACCCGCGAGAGCGTCACGTTTTCACCCTTGAACGCACTTAAAAACGGACACGTCACGCGCCCCAAGGTCTGCACCACCCGCTCGGCTATCCCTGCCACGCTCGCGCGACCCGTCCCGTACGGCCCGCAGGCGTTAATCACCTGCGATAACGCCGACCGCGACACCCCAATCCGCCGGGCAGTAGCCGCAATGCTCGTCGCACCGACTTCGGCCACCAACAAATCACGCCACGACGCCATGACGGCTCCCGGCGTAGTGCTTGCCATCATTCGGGTCGTACACGCCGCCAGACCGTCTCGCCACCGGGGCCAGCGGCCCCGTATCGCGCACCAAAAAATAGCGGTGCGCCTTGTGACGAACATGGCGCGGCGCACCATCTACCGGTGCAACATGGCCCGCGCCCACCAACGCCCGCAGGTATTCACGCACGTTTTTTATGCAACGTTCGATGTCTTTGTATGTGGCCGTGCCGTCGCACAGCACCGCCACCGCCTCCCCGACCGAGAGCTTTTTACGAATCCGCAGTAACCGCCACAGTCGCGCGCGCACCGTGTCGCGCTTTATCGACGAGGACGCGCCAACATGAACCATGCGCACCCGCCCCGCCATCTCGATACGACCCAACGCCGTGACCAAGAAAAATCCGCGCTTGATGCGCTTGAGCACTCCGTGTTTAACAAACCACGCGCAGGTGCGCGAAACCTTGCTGCTCTCCAACGGCGTGTGCTTGGCTATATCCGTCAACCACACCCTGTCGGTCGCGTCTGCCAGCATCAGCAACGCATCCAGAACGGCAACCTTCGGGTCAATGAACGCTTTGCTCATGACAACCTCCCGCCCGGCACCCGCGCCCGCCGCCCACCCTGCCAGTCGTGGCACAAAGAAATATCCCCCATGTCCGCCAGCGTGACCTTCTCTAATCCGTTGGTCTGCGCGTGCCGTTCGATGGCCGCAATGCCGTTCATCACCAACCGCATCCGTCCCTCGGATTGGCGGTGCAATGCAACGACCACCTCATCGGCCACCTGAACCTCGGCCAGTTGCCTGACCGTTAAAAACACATCTTCCTGCGTCAACGGCTCAAACCGTACCACCTGCGCCACCCGGCTCGACAATTGCGGATAACGCGCAATCCGGCTTTGCATCGTCTCCATGCCAACCAAGACCACCAGCACCTCGGCCAAATCGCTGACATCGCGCACGCATTCCAATATCGACGCCGTGCTGCGCACCGTAAATTCCGCCTCGTCTATGACGATAGGCATTTGCGACACGCCAATCTGCCCGATAATCCGCGCCTGTACCTCGTGATTGCTCCCCGAAGACGGCAGCCGCAAACTGTCGGCCATCTCGGTCAACAACCCCCGCCGCGTCCACGTCTCCTTCGCTCGCAAATACAGCGCGTTCGCATCCACCGCAAATCGGTCTACCGTCTCAGACTTGCCTAAACCCGCAGGGCCTGTGACCAAAACAATCGATGCCTCACGCGCGCCCCTTTGCTCGGCAAACTTCACGCCCTCCATAAACCGGGCGTAGTTGCTGTTCTTGACGAAAGCGCGCTTCATGATTGAACACCTCCCGTTGCGTCGGGCGCGTTGTCAACCCGAGGCCGCAGTGCTCTAAAATCCACGCCGAATGTGGTGTACATGGCTCAACTCCTATTGAAAGTGTCCTGCATTCACCGGCTTTGGGGTGTTCCCGCACCCCAAAGCCACCCACTGCACCTACGCTGCCATCGCTGCCCGCTGTGCGTCCGATTCCGTCCACGCCAAGCCCAGTCCTTCAAAGCGCTCTACAAACAAACCGTAACAATCGGGGTCGGCAACATAACGGCGCAAAAACGCACAGTCCGATTCCGTCCAGACTTCGTGACCACGGCGCTTTAACCACTCGTAGCGCTGCGTTTCAAACTCAAATATCGGACGGGCGTCAGAATCAATTGACGTAGCTTGCGTTTGCGCAAACTCGCCGTCTGGGCGCAACGTCAGCGTCTCGCGACCGTGCGCCAATCCCGCAGGCAACGTAGGCGTGGGGGTGTTTTCCAGTACCAGCGGCCCGCCGTGCAATTCTTCGTGCACTTCGTCCAATCGTGCCTGTAGACGTTTTTCCCGCGCCTCGGCGCGTTTTTGCGCCGCTTGCTGAAATACACTTTCCGGGAAAAACGCCCGCTTGTTCGCTTCAAACCCTGCCTTGCAAATAAACCGGCCATCCTCGGCATAGACCCAAACCTGACTGGCATCGTGAATGTCGTAGCCGACCCGCACCGTCTCGCCGTGAAACTCTGTCAACTCATGGCTGAAATACAGTTGGTTGAATAGCCGAACCTCGCCACGCTGCACCTTGCACGTGCGCTGCGGACGGAACAGGTAATTGACCTCCGCAGGGTTGACCGTTTCCAATAGCGCCCCGTCTGCAACGCCCCGCGCCCAAGCTTCATCGGGCGTCATATGACGACGCTTGCCGGTAGCCGCATCGACAAAAATCGGCAGCCCACCGTGCGGGCGTGCGTTGTATTGGGCGACCTTGGCGTGCGCAAACTGCAAAAACTCCGGCCAGCGCATCAACAAGCGGCTCGCCCCAAACTGTTTGACGTCACGCCGCGTGCGCTTATGCACCCGTTGTTTGGCCTGCGCGTCCATGTCCGCACCGATATAGGTCGGCAATTCCTTGGCAGCGGCGACCCACATTTGGTGAAACCGTTCAATCACCCCGCGCGCCTGCGAGTTGTAGGCGATGGAATGCTCCAACTGTGTCCCCAGCCGGGCGAGTAACCCTGTCCCTTCGGCGCTGATAAGCGCGTTGCGGTAGCCCGGCCCCCTGTCCACATAAAAGATACTTGGCACACCGCCGACTTGCGCTGCATGGCGGATGGCGTCAAGCACCGCAAAACCGCTCTCGGCAAGGTCTATCGACCAACCGACCAGTCGCCGGGTCGCCACGTCCACAATGGACGTAATCTCGGGCCTGAAAGGCCGACCGTGCGCCGGGTGCGCAATCTCGGCGTCAAACGTGTGGCCGTCGGCTGCATATGCGTCTGACGGCCACATCGCCGAGGTGTCGCGCCGGATGAATGGCAAGACGGTTTTTAGCTCCCGAGCACCCACGCGACCGCGTAGCCGCTCCACATAGCCCAACTGCGAAATGCCCTGCCGCAGTTGCCCGTACGAGGGCACCGGCACCCCGGCAGGCAAGTGTTGCGGCAACTGACGGTGTACCTCGCGAAGGCTTGGTTTGCTCGGCTTTTGATATAGCTTTAACGCGACCGCCAACCATGCCGCATTGTCTTTCTGCCACTGACGCCGCCGTGTCATGCCGCCCGCCTTTGGGGCCAATCGTTCTACGGCATCACCACGCCGTAAATCAAAATCCTTCAGCCAGCGCCACAATGTCGATGTCGTAATGGTGCCGCTCTGGCTGGCAAGCGCGACTTGCGCCTGCAACGCTTCGGGTAATATCCGGGCTTCGGCTTGCGCCACCATCTCTACTATCGCCTTGCTGCGTCCCACTTTGACCGCCCGGCGTTGCACCTGCGCCAAAATCGCCGCCCGAGCATGTGCCACCTTGTGTTGACGGTCTGTTAACGCCACAACAGGCCCTGCCTCGTTAACATCAACCAGCGCGTCCGATGACTTCAATTGCTGATGCGCTATCGCCGCCTGCACATAACCCGGCGCTTCGTATAGCTTGATGCTGCCGCCCGAGCCGCCACCGAATTCGCTGCGTACTGTCACGTACGGCCAGCGCTCTGCCTTTGCGCGATCCATGATGCCTCGAATTGAGCGAGGCAATACGGACAGGCTCAATTTAATGAGTTCCCGAGCGGAATAAGCTTTATTACTCATGTGGCATAACCTCTATTGCAGTAGCGGTGCTGCACCACGCTGGGCGTTGATTTGCTCACGATTGCGGCGCAACGCAACCTGACTTGGCCAAATAGCCTTGGCTGGCTTACCAAGAATATCGCTAATGCGCTGCTGGATGCGGGCGCTGTGAGCGCCACCTGCAATAGCTTGGGCGACCGAGGAGCGCGACACGTTCAACTCGTCCGCCAACATCACTTGTGTCCAGCCGGACATGCGCAATGCTGCTTTGATTTCCTCAGGGTGCATGTGTTGGTATCCTTTCAACTTAACAAGTTAAGCGCTACAGCATCACGTGTTGATGATGCTGTGTTAAGTCGAATTATGGGGCTAATTTACCCCATTGTCAAGGGGTTTTTTTAGGACATGAAAAAAAAGTTTTTGGATGCAGGTCAACGAATTGCCGAACTGCGAGGCACGTTGACGCAAGCACAGTTCGCAGAGCGGCTTGGGGTAGACCGCAAAACGGTGGTGAATTGGGAAGCAGGTGAACGCCTACCCGATGGGGCCTCATTGCTTAAACTTGTCGAAGCGTTCGCTGCTGATGTGAACTACATTTTGACCGGAAACAGGTCATATCAAGAGGTATTAAATTCCCGTGAACGAATCCTGCTGGACAACTACCGACATACGCACCCACGCCAGCAACGCTTTATTGAGGAGGCTGCCTTTGTGGCATCGGAATCTTCTACATCCAAGGCTGCTGCGTAA